CAATAACCAAGGACTTGCTGCTGTTGTTACAAATGCCCATGCAGTTGCTAATGCACCAAGAGCAAATGACAATGCACCAAGACCAGCTGATAATATTGGAATAATTAATCCTAAAGTTCCAATAATTAATAGCAATCCACCAATTACTCCTACAACTATAACTATTACTTGTGTTAATCTGGGATACTTTTCAATCCATTCAGTCATTTTTTGTATTACTGGAGTAATATATGAAATAATGTTTTGTAGAATTGGAATTAATTGTCTTCCCAATGGTTCAATTAAAAGCACAACACTATTTTTAAGCATAATAACTTGAGATGCAAATGTCTTATATCTTTTTTGTGCTTCTTCTGTCAATGCAACATTTTCTTCCCATGCTTTCTCAGATATTTTAAGGGATTTATTTAAATTTTCATGTCCACTTGACAGTCTTAAAATTGTATCTCTTAATCTAACTTCTTTAATGTCTAAATCTTCTAAGACTGCAGCAACATTTCCTCCACTATCTTGAATTTCTCCTAATCCATTAATAAACGCTTGCAATGCACCAGATGCATCTTCTTCAAATAATGTGCTAAATTCTTTTACGGACATTCCAGCAACAGCAGCAAAATTGTTTAAATCTTTAGAGCCAGTTGCAACCATTGTATTTATATTAAGCATAAGTTTTGATACAGCGGTTCCACCCATTTGAGCTTCTACTCCAACAGAGCTTAATGCTCCAGCCCAAGCCATAACTTGAGATTCTGTCATCTTTAAAGCATTACCTGCACCAGCTATTCTCATTCCCATCCCTACAATTTCTGCTTCTGTTGTAGCTAAATTATTTCCTAAGTCTACTATGGTTGCCCCTAATCTATCAACATTATCTATTGGCATTTGCATAATATTAGCAAACCTAGCAAAATCTGTTGCTGCTTGTTCTGTTGTTAAATTTGTCGTTGAAGAAATATCTGCAATAGTTTTTGTAAATTTAGTAATATTTTCCACCCCAGAGATTCCTAATTGTCCTGCTAGTTCTCCAATCCTTGCCAACTCAGTATAAGTAACTGGAATTTCAGTAGACAAATCTTTTATATTTTTATTTAACTGAGCAAACCCTTCTTCTGTTAAGTCTACAGTCTTTCTAATTCCAGTAAATGCAGTTTCAAAATCAGAAGCTGTCTTTATAGCCAATCCTAATCCAACTGTAATAGCAGCGCCAGCTGCTGTTAATGCCATAAACCCAGCAGCATTTGCTCGCAGTGTTTTAGAAACATTATTAAATGTTTTAGAGAATTCATCTACTGCTTTTATAACTATGTTTACTGTTGCATCTCCTACTACCATCTTATCTTTTTATTTTTGATTTTCTCATAGATTTTTTATGTTCATCTTGTAACCTCTTCAGATATGAACAAACACCACGATATTCAGTTATTGATAAATCTCCGACTTCTTCTAATGTCCATCCAAATTTATCGCAGATAGCCAAATCAGACATCAATCTTTTTTTGTTTGCTGATTTGGCAACTGAAAATCTTCGGAAATCCCATTAAGTTCGTTCACTACTTTCTGAATTGCAATACCTTCTTTCATTGACAGATTATCATATTCTTCGTCTGCCATGTCAGTAGATAATTGCATCAGCTTCTTGACATTTGCTGTTTGGTCTTCTTGGCCAAGCCCAGCTACATCTTTATACTTCAGTTCCTTAACAGTGTATTCCTTTTCACCAATCGTTATCTTTTTCTCCATGAATAAATCCCTCCTTTCATTTTATTTCAATAGACCCTTAGACAAGTATGTAACTTCCTATGGTGTCATAGACATTTATTGAAACACTTGTAGGCATTATCGTTGCTGTTTGCTCATGCAATCCTTCAACTGGACTTGGAACTTCCATGTCAGTAATTCTACATCCACTCATAATAATATATGCACTTCCTGCTGTAGCTTGCATTTCTACCATACTATTAAAAGAAGCTCCTTCTTTATAATATGTATTGTATAAACTATTTGCATTGGCACTATCCATTATAAATGTTGCGCTTACTTCATAATCTCTATTCAATGGTATCAACTCTTCAATTGTTCTGCTTCCATTAAGAGGAAATCTACTTTCCAAATTGTTATTTACTGTGAAATTAAACTCAGTACAATTTGTAAGTTTCGTTCCAGATGGAAGTTGCACATTAACATTACTCCACATATATGGTTTTGTCGTTCTTGGTGTAACTGTAGTTACTGTCCCTGATGTATAAACCACTTGTTGTGCTTTATATCCAACTTCACATGATGCTATCTCTCCTTCAGACATTGTTATTCCAAATGAATCTACCATACAACCTTTAAAAGTTCTTATGAAATTACTTCCTGCAGCTGCTGTTTTCTTAGCATCTTCAAGAGTAAAACTCGCCAAACTTTGTGCTGCTATAGCATAATTTGAATCATCACTATTTGATTCTCTAATTAAACGACTACCTGTTAAAACTTCTACACTACCAACCGCAAACGCTAAAATTTTCCAATCTTGTGGATAATATGTAAAAGTTCCTTCTGTTTCTAATTGTCCATCTGTGAATATCCCTACATTACGATTATAATTTCCCTGATACCGTATTGGGTCTGCTCCTACTGCTTCGCTTGGTGTATGGTCTTGAACTAATCCAATCCATTGCCTAGCTCCACTTGTAGATGCATATGTTCCACTTTCAAACTGAAAAGCTAATTGATTACTATCTCCTATATACTTATATCCCATTTATTTTTTACCTCCTTTTTGATTTACTTTGAATATTAAAATCTTCTTCGTTTGCTACTTCTATTTTTTCTTTTGTAACATTCTCTTTCTTGCAGCCACGACAAATAAAAGTATTTTGAACTTCTTTATTCAACCAATTACAGTATTTACATCTTATATCTACCATTTTTAACCTCCGTATTTATTCGCATATGAAAAGAAAACCAACCTCCATAACTTTACTTTTAATTCCAGCTTCTCCATCTTCGCTTACATTTACAGCCGAAGTTAAATTAAAACCAGTAAGATTAGCTGCAACCAGCCCGGTGGTATCATCTAATTGGTTGTTCTTTAAATAAGTATAAATCTCATCAAATAATTCATCTCTTTCCATGACATTCCTTGCCCATATTCTAATTTCTAAAGTTAAATTAATTACAGTTCCTTCACTTCCCATGCCTAATCTTTGTGGTTGTGAAATACCTCTGTCTACAATAGTTATTATGGGATATGTAACCGCTCTCTTTGGATAAGAAGTATAAGCAAATCTTTCATTAGTTGGCCTTATAGAAGAAATAGGGTCTGTTATATTGTTTTTAATTTTATCTCTGATTAAGTTAATTGAGTCTGCAAGAAAAGTTTGTGATGAAACTGAAGTAATACTCATTTTTTTCTCCTATGTATTCTAGTATGGCATTGTCTACATACAGAAATTAAATTATTTTTTGAAATATTTAATTTATTTTCATCTAAATGATGAACGCATAATTTATCTTTTAAATATTGTTCATGAATTCCACATATTTTACAAATATTTTTATCTCTTTTCCTAATTATTTTTCGTATTTGTCTCCATTCTTTTGGATATATTTCAAAAGACTTTCCACCTTTCCATAAAAAATTATTTTTCCCACTATTCCATACCCCAAAACACTCCGTAGAACATAATTTATGATTTTCAGAACGAGGTTTAAATATTTTATTACAAACAATACATTCTTTTTTAAAATGTTTTATTTTTGAATTAGATATTTTTAATTTTATTTTTTGTGATAACTTTTTACCTTTATTATGAGGAATTATTAATCCTTTTTTATATAATTCTTTTTTTGTTCTTGATATTTTCATTTTAGAACTTTTAGTATGATTACCCCATTTATTAGTTTTACCTTTCATTCCTCTTGGATGTATTTTATTTTTCCACATATTTATTCCTTTATTCCATGCTTTTTGTCCAAGATGAGAATTAGATAATTTCTTTCTTCCTTCTTCATTTAAAATTTTACCTTTATTCCAAGGTTTTATTCCTTTTCTAAATACCATTGTTTCCTCGCTTGGATTACCTTAGTCTCGCTTGACTAATTAATAATATAAAATAAAGTTAATTTATAAATTATTATTTATAAATTATATAATTTTTAATTGCTGATTTTCTTTATCTCTTTATTGACAAATTCCCTTACTTTAGCTTCATTCCTTTTTGCAGTGTTTCTAAAATGACTTCTTGGAGACATTCTTGATGTTCCATATTCTAAGAACTTTGCATATCCAACACTACTCTTTACATTTGTTTGTAATTTTTCAGAAGAGTCTACCCTAACACTATTTAAAAATCTTCCAGTATCAACACTTGTTGGTTCTGCTCTATGACCAGCTATACTTTGCTTTACTTCTCCTTCTATAAAGAATCCAGACTTCTTAATTGCAGCATCTGCTTTCTGAAGGGCTTCCTTAGAGGCACTAGCTAAAAACCTTTGTACATTTCCAACTCCTAATACTTGAATGCTAACTGTCATCTTTATTCTCCCAACAAACTACCAGTCAAAAGAGTTCTAATATATAATTTCTTTAGAATATCGGTATCATTTACTTCCCATTTCATAACACCTTCACTTAATAAGGAATATTCACATCCAGACATATTTGAGTAACTCCCTAGTCCTATTTTAATTGTCCCAGAAGTATTAATACTACCGTCAATATATAATTTAGTATCATTCATTAATATTTTACCTTGTTCTAATAGCACGGCATCACTACTTCCTCTTGCATTTGCTATTGGCAATATAACTCCGCTTGCCCAATAATCTACTCCAGATTGAGTTAATGCAACATCATCATCATAATAACTCCCTGCTCCAAACCCTACATTATAATATTTAATTCTTAGTTGTTGACCAAACTTTAATGCTTCATTAACACCATTCTGAAAATCCTCTACTATTGTCATCTTAAATAGCTTATAACAAGTCCTAATCCTAACCCTATAATTGCTGCCAAAGTAGATACTAATCCCACCACCATTTTTACTGTATTTGGCGAAACATTTTTGGAAAGATGATTAAACATTATTTCTGATTTAGTTTCGAATTTGTCTAGTCTATTTATTATATTATTTTCAAATTCTTGTAAAGAATTATTTATAGCTGTA